GACGACCAATACACCGGTATCTTTATCAGAAAAACTAATACTGACTAAAAGGGTATCGCTAAGATTTGTCATATTTTTCTCCTTTCATGAATAGGTGCATCAATTACAAACAGGTCATCGGCAAGCCCATGAAAACTATCTGAGTTTTGAGTTTTCTCACTTTTTCACCCATAATCTCAAAAAGTGACTTCTTAATTCTGACGAGACGTTCTAATGACGGATCCTCGTCAAGAATTTCTTTTAAACCACTGCTCATGTTGATCATTCTGTTTTCTCCTCCACTACAGTCATATTGGAATTCCGAAGAAAATTCTGTAAATCATTTATACAGTACGTACAAAGATCCTTTTCATCATAAGATACCTGTCCGTTAGTGATTGATCTTATTATCAGTTGAACGCCATTCCGAATACTGGTGCTATTACTAGTCGGATAATGTTCATATAGTCGTCCACATCTGTCACATTTTCTAACCAACGCCATTATTTTCCTCCTAAAATATTTACACTTTTCTTCACTGACGAGGTCATCATCCTCGTGAATTCGTGTGTCTGACTTTTTGCAATAGAATTCAAACCAAAGATCGTCCAGACCCAAAAACTCGCAATCAAGACAATCTTCTAAATTTGATTCCTGCTTTTTCTTGGGCTTAGGCTCGTTCTGGAGTGGAATGAATCCGTATATCCCGGACAAAGTCTTTGCCTTTTCGCTCATACGAATAGCAGCTCCTTGATATTGTTTTAGCAACACAAAAAAGAATAGGAGACCATGTTTCTGATCTCCTAAACCTTTTATTTTATGACATCTAATTCACGCCAGCCAGTTAATTTGAATCTTCGATTTGTGTTACCGCCATCAATAAACGGCTTTAGATCAAGTGACCGAATTAGTATACATGGGGATTCATCCTCTGAACCCAATATATCCAAAACAATTGCCTCTCGACCTTTATTTTTCCCGTTTTTGATAGTAACATGATCGCCGATTCTTAAAAATTGTAAATCAAAACGTGTCATAAATATCAACTCCTTTCATAAAGGAGGATGTAATTTTCGCGACAACAATAAGCCGATATGACTTCACGAATCATTGTTGCTAGGGCTTTTCTTCGTTTGTGTCTTTTATTCACAATTGTCTATCCTCCATGTTAACAGCATCATAATAAGCCGCTATATCTTCATGATACATGCATGCAAGCTTCGTCCAGCCGCATTTCTGACATGCAAGGCCATATCCCGGTTTCTCAATCAGCTTTGCATGATATTTCGGGCAGGTGGATCGACTTTGACGATTATTTCTGTCAGATCTTCTTTTACATTTTCGAGCAAAGCCCATGGTCTATCCTCCAAACGGCAGCTTCTTGGTATAGAATCCAGCAGCTCCCTTATGTCCTCCTCCGCCGTACTTCTTACAGATCGCGCTGACGTCTACACTGGCCGAATACATACTGACGATCCATTCCTTCCCGTTAAAGGCAAACGCGATGAAAGCATCATATTTTCCATCAGGCAGTGACTTGAAATATTCGCTGCTGCAATTGCTGAGATTGAGCGCAAAGCATTTAAGTCCTTCAAATTCAGTCTCGAATCCAAACCGTTCCAAATATCCCTTTGCCCAACCGTCACGGTATTTGAGCATATGCCCGCCTTCGATGACCATATAGGTTTCAAGGCTCTCTTCGCGTGATTGTGCACGACCGAATTTCAGCCATTTGGGACTCTGAGGAGCAAAGTTGCCACAGTTAAATGCAGCCATAAAGCGACGTGTCACATCACCGAACTCGAACTTCCAGACATCCCAGTCTGCAATCAGCTTTGTGAAGAACGGAGCATCCTCTGTCATCTTAAGATCAAACGGATGAACTTCGCCGCGTCCGCCATTTGTCATGTGAGTGAGATAGCAGTATGTCAGCATGCATCCAGCAATTCCGTCATACCGAATACCGCGAATGTCATACTCAAAGTCCTTATAGCGTTCAATCGCTGTCTTGTGATGATCGATCCAGGTGACATCCTGTGTGATCTTCAGCAGCTCCCGCATTTCATCAGGCGTGATCGAGTAGTCCACAATATAAATCTGCTCGTCAGGCTGAATCGTATCCATCGGGAACGGCTTCTCATAACTCATCTCGATGAAGTCCATAGGCTCGGTATGAGGTGCGAGACGAGTTCTGTAGTACACCCAGAACCCAGCACACTTTCCGTCTGCATCATTATGATAAAAGCATTTCATTGGTCGTCCTCCATTGGCTCATATGTAATCGTCGTATCTGCGATGCGCTTACACAGTTCCTTCCAGCAAGCATTGTGAACGGTGAGTCGTGTCCACCAGCTTTCACTCCATGTGTGCACTGCCTTTTTCAGCTTAAACTCAGAAACATTCTTATGCGTCTCAATGGGCCGCCCACAAATATCACAAAATTCCTTTGTCATTTCTTCTCCTCCTTAGATATAATTTTCACCTTGTATCCGAGCTCTTTCTCAATTTCTTCAATCGTCATGTCATGCGTGAAGTAGTTCGTGATGATATCGAAGACATAAGCTGGCTCGGTATTTCCACGCTCCTGTGCCAGCTGACAAGACCCCATATTCAATGGAATCGGATCCAATCCCGGAATCGAAAATCCACACGAGCGAAGATAGATTCCAACGGCCTTAGGCGTGGTATCAGGAAAAGGAACTGCTCGCATCGGAAATGGGCACAGAACATCGGGGAATATCACGTGATGCTCGCCTTTTTTGTCTTCATAAGCATACGTAAGTTCAAGATGCCAATCGCCTGTAGATGTTTGATATGGTCTTATGCCAATGAGTCTTTCATTTTTTCTCATTTGTATCATGCTCCTTTTCATATTTATTCAGTGCACAGAGATTCGCGTGTTCTTCATCACAGAACTTGATCTCAGTGGGATCCACACGTCGGATACCGTCATCAAATTCTACGATGCCAACAACATAACTGATAACTCCTGCCGGGGGAGAGCCAATTGTCAGACCAGCGGGTACAGGCTCGCTAAAATGCTCCCAGCAGTGAAAATATCCAAGCTCGCTTTTGACCTTGCAGAGCCGTCGTTCGTATTTGAGGGTAAAATCAACAGTTGGTAGAGTTGCCATCACCAAGTCCTCCTTAATCCACCGCAGCATGATTCAATCCCAACATGACCATACTCGGAGCAGATCTCATCAGTGAGATTCGCTACATACGCAAGAGGTTCTCTTGCCGCAAGCTCTTTGTGATCCCGCTCCCATTCATCCATATACGGCGAGACATAGAGGAATGTAAGCATCCGGCCGAGTTCGACATAATGGTTTTCGATCACATGATAGACAAGATTTCCAGACTGCTTTTCAAACTCCTCCACGCGCTTCTGCTGTTCCTCTGTGAGCCAGAAGAGAACGCCGAACTGAGAGTAGTTCACAAGGTTTTCAGTCTTAAAATCGTGAATGGCATTGGCATGAAGATGAAGCAGTGTCATACGAGCAATAGCTTCTTCTTTCATCTGTTCTTTCGTTGCATTTGACATGATAATGTCCTCCTTATGTTTAGTTCTTGATAAAGAGATACCAGGAAATGCACTGTGCGACGGCCTCACGCGTTTCCTGCAGGTTTTTGTTATAAAAGACAATGTCACAAATATCCGTACTGAACGCTGCTCTATCGTTCTCCAGACGCTTCACAATGGCATCCTCCGGATCTCCGCGCAGGAACATTCTCTTTTTTCTGGCGGGCTCCGTTGCCCAGATACCAAGAACTTTCACCTTCTTTTCACCGTGATAGTGCTCTTTAAAGAAAGCAACCCCAGCTGGATCAATGACATAAATATCATTTTCCTCAACCTGAGCCGCTGTAGCAGCATAGCGATGACCGCAGAATTCCGTATAACCGACCAGATCAGTGAGGTTATCGAATTCTTTGTCAGTCACGAAAATATGTCCTTTTTCATGACGGGAGCGTGGCTTTCTGGTGGTATAAGACTCGATCTGCTTGAGATTCATGGTTTCCACAAGCTGTTCGGCGATCGTGCTTTTTCCGCTTCCAGAAGGACCAACGATGAGGAAAATATAGTTATTCATTGCTCGTCCTCCTTTTGCGTGCTTCCATTAGGTCTGATGACTTCACCAATCATTTTGGCAGTTAATGTCACAGCAACGTCTTCCGATAAATCCGCGTCTAATAACGCGTTATAAAATATTGCTGTCATTTCAGCCATTGCACCGACTGATTGTATGAAGTTGCTTAAATCGTCCATAGTTATATGTCCTTTCGTAAAAATAAAAGCGAAGACGCCTTGTGTCAGACGTCCCGCTTCATTACAGGTTAGAAGATTTGAATACCTTCTCTTTCCAATGTGTCTTTGAAAATTGCACAGCTCTCAATCGAGTTTCGTTTGATTGATTCCTGAAATTCACGTTTCAGGCCATGCCGATTGCTGATCAAATATACATGCTCAATGCTTGGGTTTACCACCTGCATCATGCGTGCAATACGTTTGATCTCAGCAATGTCGATGTTCTCATCGTAAATGCAGAAATACTTGAGTACCCGATATTGATACTTTGCATCTCCAATGCCATAAAGAATAAGATTGTTCATAAAATATCAACTCCCTTCATAAAGCGCATTGTATTTTACGCGCAATCGAGAGCAGATATTGTGCTGTGTGCACTGCCCACGGATCATCCAGCGGTAAACTCATCCCAGTTGAATGGTCAAAGTTCTCAAATGCTTTTGCTAAAAAGCATTCCGCGGCAATTTTTGGATATCGATTCTGTAATTCCTCAAGCTCAAGGGCCCATTTGGACCATGTGGCATCATCAATTAGATTAGCATTGAGCTTATAGTAGATCACACTGTGCACGAGAACCTGCCGACGCCGTCGGTTAATCAATTCTCTGATCTGATTCGATGTCATCGAACTTATAGGATTCATAGAAACCAAGCCTTTCAAAATATACACGATACCAGCGATGAGCACGGTTAACTTCGGTCACAATACAAGGCTCAGGATTACTTTATTCACTATTCTTATAATCGCCTCGTCTGATGAATGACTCCATCCGTCGGTCACCGACTTGCGGAATCCGCCTCATTTCCCGAAGTAAATTCCGCAACATTCAATGGTGTCTGTACCCTGCGGAAATTCTGCACACCAAATATAATCTTCTGTCAGATCACTATGGTTGCCCTCTAGTACATCAAAAGCTGTGTCCCATGCACGTTGAACAGCCTCAGCTTCTTCCGGATATGAGGCCTTCTCGGGCCAGACAATACCTGTTACAGAATATAAACCCCACTGTGGAGCAGGATCACCATCAATCAGAATTTCCTCAATAGTTGTACCTTTGAACCGAGGATCTTTGACGCGATTGAGAACGACATCTGCCACTCGCTTCCGGCATAAATCGCAACAAGCGTCTCCGCCAGCTTCCTGATAAATAACACAGGCGAGTCGTTCAACATCCTCTTTGAATGCACATTCCAGACCGCCTTTTCCATCATAGCTGGGCTCATCTTTAGCGTCTGTACGGGCTTCCTCATAATGATTCAGAATAACAGCCTTGACATTTTCTTCATCTGCCAGCGGATTCTCATAGGCTCTCGGCTCGGCATATGTAAGTGTCGTCAGCTCGATCATAGTTTCTTGCTTTTCACGAATACGAACTGCTTTAAGGTCCTGCTGCTGTTCCATAGTTTCGCTCTGATCCTGAACAACCAGCATTGCTGCACAGAAAATAATTGCAAGGGTTAACATGATAAAAATCAAAAGCATCAGGTACAAATTGTTGCGTCGTCTCATTGAATTTTCTCCTTCTTAAAAAATCCAGCGCGCTTGAGATATGCGCCTTCGTTAAATGTTTTCTTGTCGGACAAAGCTCGGTAAATTGCAAGATCGATGGCACTTCGGCTTCTCAGGTGATAATAGTAGAGGTCTTGGTAAGGGGTATTAAGGCGATTGATACGACCTTCGGCTTGGTGCTGCACTTTGTAGGAATAGGTTTGGGAGAAAAATATAATCGTGTCTGTCGTGACACAATTCCATCCTTCACAACCTGCCGTGTACTGCACCAAATAGACCCACTTGTTACCGGTAGGAAGTGCGTCATGTTTATGCCCATTCCATTCGGCGATTTCGGTTCCTTCTTCATATCCGATACCCCTCAGAATCTCCAACTCATAGTCGAAGTTATAGAATATAATTGCTTTTGGATGGTCTTCCAGAATTTCTAGCACAGCAAGCTGTCGAGAGTCATCTGAGTTAACGACCTTTCGCCATGCATAGCACAGCTCTGATGCAGTCTCAATCGGCTTTTCTAACCATGGATTCCAGCGAGTTCGAGTTAGATTACGATAGGCTGAAATATCATAGACAACGAACACATCTTCATGATGCGGAATCGTTGTTCGCTGATCGTCCATCTGGACAAGTACCTGATCGCGAAGTCGAATAAGACGGTTGGTATTAAAATATCCACGCACTTTCGGAAAACTGACTCGCGGGTCCCAGATGATATGCTCGTTGCTGAACTGTGTACGATTTTTATAGAATCCATTGGCGACAAAGACCGGAATATAATCCTCCCACTTATCGCCAGGCGTTGCCGAGAGTAGGATCCAATGATTTGCCTTTGCAATTTTCAGGAAGCTCTTTACCCATTCTCCACGACCTACCACACGCTGCTCATCAAATATAAAGAAAGCACCTCTGATGTCCTTGTACTTTTGGATGTTGTTCCAGGAATCAATGACAACAGAATGCTTGAATGCGTCATTCTCGGGATCCGTGGACATGCGGAAGTTCGCTAGTTCCGAATCCCACTCAAATGTGTCTCGCTTGCGGGCAGTCGTAATAATGTAGAGATCTTCAATTGTTTGAGGAATCGTCCCATATACGATCGTATTCCCGCTACGATTTTGCTGTAGACAGTAGTATGCGAGGGACGTTCTGGATTTACCACTTCCGACCTCGCCACAGAGAATGCATCCGTTATGCATTTTTTTGACTGCTTCGAGCTGAAAATCGTAAAGGCTGATTCCGCTCATTCGTTCTCCTCAAATTTGACAGGACGATGGGTGTATTCGTTGACTGGGTTATTGAGACACTCGTCGCACGGCTCCTCCTGCTCAGTCTTTTTCAGATACTTGCATTTCGAGCAATAAGGATCAAAATACACTTCTTTATAGTTGGAAACCATATAAAACCTCTCCTCTCAGTTTTTATGATTATCGCAGACATATTTGCTTAACGACGTTATGCATGTTAATGGCTCCTCTTGGGCAGTCTTTTTGGCTCCGGCAGATGGATTGTCCATGTTCCATCTTTTTCAGGGCTGATAGACATACCGATTGTGCCAATCCAACCTCTTTTTGTATCTGCATAAGAGCTTGGCTTTATGCCAGCAATTTCATTGACGTCTGCAACAGTAACCATGCCATAAAATTGAATCAAGTCGCAAATATTATGCCACGCCTTTTCGCAATCTTCCTGTGTAGCGAAGCTCCAGTCATAGGAATAGCTACACTGGCACTTTCCATATAGAAAATCTGAAATCTTATTCGCTACACGATTCGCACAAGCCTTGCGGATCTCATCAACGGACATCATATGCCCAACAGTCTGTGCAGCCCCAATGAAAAATCCTAAAGTCAGCCCAAGACCGAATACAAAACGCTGTTTCATAGTTGTTAAACCTCCAAAATATAAGTCGGGAGCCCATGTTTCAGAGCTCCCGAAATGTATAAATTACTGCTCGCCATACTGAGCGTAGGCGTCTGCCCACGGATCTTCTTCTTCGATCGTTACATGAAGCACCTTCAGGTAAGCCTTATACCCGGACTTACCGTTAACCTCCCAATAACGGGGACGAACTGTCATATCAGCATTGATGATGCGAGCACGGTCAAGAATCGCACAGGTGTCCTCGTTCAGCTCTTTCCGGGTCTTACCCGAGTACATGCAGATCTTCGTCGGGTAATACTCATTGAAAGCGACCTTGACGTCCATATACCAACGCGGCTCGTCGTCTTCATTGCGCAGCTTACCCTCGCGGAGCTTCCAGCCGTCTGCAAGCAAAGAATTTGCCAGCTCCGGATCATCGATTCGGATGGTGAAGTAGCGATTGCCTTCACGGTTGTAGTCTTCCATACGACCGGCGAAGTTACGCTTTACGATCTTGGCGCCCTGAATGTTAAGGGGCGGGATGTTACGAACGTTTTCCATAGTGTTGAAACTCCTTTTCAAAATATAAATGTTGATTTATCTGACAGCGAATGTCTCGCCGTTTGACCAGGGTTCCTCCGCAGTGTCCCACGGAGGCGTGTCTTCTTTCCCGTCAACGAACCAGTCTGCATCACCGAATTTAGCAATCGCAGCTCTGGCATCATCGACAAGTGCGTCATAATAAGAAACGTCGATGCACGCTTCCTTCTCCAGAAGCCGCACCGACTCAGATTCCAGCCACCGATAACCTTTCGACCCGGTAGCTGCCGCATATCCTTTTTCTCCGGTTGTCTTGTTTGTTGTTTCGCGCATCAGCAGGCCGCCACCGCATCCAGCTTTGATCGGACAGAACTGACCAACTCGTCCGACATAAATATAATTGTGCTCGTCAGGCGGAAGGTTCTCATTCATGTCCAGGGTGAGCGAGGACGTTACCGACTTTGTTTCACAGAGATCGCCAAACTCTATCGGTTCATGCGAGAAGAGTGTCTTAAACACATACGGGACTGCAAACTGCGTTCCCGTTGCAGACCATTCATTCGGATGCTTTCCGTTCTTCTCGGGAATATATCCGTACTCGTTTTTGCACCATTCGGGATCTGCATACTTTGCGATCAGGACAGCATTATTGACGAGACACATTTTTTCATAGGTCGATTCGTGCTCGAAAATATAGCCATACTGTTTTGCATAATCAAAGCAGAACTGGATGATCTCCTGTGTTGCGTTCGGGATCTTGATCGAGTCTGTCTTGATATGAGCGACCGTGAATCCACGGGACTGCACTTCATTCCTGAGGTTAATCATGAACAAAGCACCACGCTTTGCGACGATGTTGTCCACGTTACGTTTGTCACGGAACGGATTGTCGAACTTTGCCGATGTTAAGCCATAGACAGAGTTGATGACCGTTTTCAGCGCCAGAGACAGATCATCCGTCGTCATCTCGCCCCGCTCGATCATGTCGATGGCTTCGTTCAGACTACCGTTCAGCATGGACCGAGCCTTATCGAACTCCTTGTGTTTAATGGCAACACGGGCATCTTTGATCTCCTCAAAGCGCTTTGTGTAGACAGGACCGAACAGCTGCTCTGCAATGATCGAACTTGGGTGCATAGACGCAACATCCAAAACCACAACATTTCGGTGCATACCAGGTTCAGCGTAGACATAGCCGCCTTCGCCGACTGTCTGTTGATCAGGATTCGGGTTGAGCGCACTCACATCCCGATAGGTCGATTTCCCATACTCGTATTTGTATCCGGGAAATACAGGTCGATTCTGATCATCAAACAGGTTGTACGTATCGCACTCAGATTTGAATGGCAGATCTCTTTCTGGAGGCCAGATCCACGAATGCGTCGGAATGGATGTATCGCCCATATCACGATAGTTGAACTGGCTTTGCGGATGCTTCTCCTTGCCAAATATAATTCGGGTAGAGAGACTGTTCGTGGTGTCATTTGGCAGCATACCTGCAACTTTTGCCAGAACAAGTCGTGCATTCCAGTCAGCTTTGAGATGATCAAATGTTGCCTCCGTTGCAATCACATCGTTCTCGCAATACTCGGCGACCTTATTCCACATATCCTCTGGAACCGGCTGATCCCACGGCAAACCAAGTTCCTGATGATGAATGCCGAGTTCAATCTCGAATTTCTTCAGGCTCTTTTTGTTTGCCGCCGATGCGAAGTCATAAATATCTGTGTAAGAAATATTGTATGCCTCACCGAACAGATCGCCATTATTGTGGTCATTGATGATTCTGGAAGATAGTTTGAAGATCTCCATCGGGCTGTAACCGAGCATGGCTGCGTACAAGATGTGATTATCGTACCGGCGGTTGTTAAATCCGACCAGCTTATAGTGGAAGAGCTCTTCAACCTCACGGGGTTTCGGATTCACCATTCGGACGCAAGAATGTCCGGGCCCTTGAATCTTCCAAACAATCAGGAAGAGGTTTGGAAATACTTCGACATCGAAGAATATAATTGGATCGTTCTCATTGGAAGCAATCGGATCTGCCGGATCATCAGACTTGAAGTGCATCTTTGTCGCAAGCTTCAGACAGTAGTCCGCCTGATTGGTGCTCTTCATGGCAAAGTTGATCACAGCGTTCTCCATATCTCCAACGTCATAGTGCATCCCGCTCTTATAAGCGTCCTCCAGCACTTTGTAGATGAAATCAATATTGGAGCGTGTATCGCCGTGGATCTCTTTGCGTAAACATTTCTGAATTGTAGTACGAAGACCTTTTTCGCTCTGTACCACATTCGGATCAATCATTGGTTTCTCTCCTTTCAGTGGAAGACCTGAACTGAGCGTCGCAATTGGAAGATTATTGCATTTGGTAAGCTTTCTGCGAAGAGAACTCTTTCCACTAAACACCTTCACCTCGATATGATCGGTATAAACAGCGCTAAGCTTGGAGACATCTCCTGTGTAAATATAATGCAGGTGAATACCCGCACCAGACTTACTGAGCTCTGCATATGTCGGTGGCCATTTCGACGCCTCTTTCAGATTTCGTTCAAATGACTTTTTTCCATCGTCGCCCGGAATATCAAAATCGATGACAATATGGTTTTCGGGGACACGGACATAATGTAATTTTTGTGTATCAAGTTCATGAAGAGTGGATCGAACCTCAGACCAGGGCTGCGTTGGGGTTTCTTTTGCCGTTGCATACTGCGCAGGACAATCCGCACAGATCTCATCAAACCGCGATTTCTGTTTCAGAAACTCGATTCCAGCAGGTTCTGCTTCCGGAAGAATCCCAACATCTTTTCCGTCGATCTTGTCTGCCCGGAATCCCTGATAGAAACTACGAACTCGGTTTCCGTCCGCTGCATTGTAGCGATCTGAATACTCTTGGAAGTAGTTCTTCAATTCTTCTTTGAACAGACGCTGCGATAGGGGATAGGGGACATTTGCATCTTCGCAGTATGTACGATACATCGCCCATGCCGCCTTAAGTGTCGTCGAATCCTCAGACTTGAACACGTAGTAGCTATCGAGAATATAATTGTAAAAATCGTTGGAAGCACCAAGCATCCCGAGTGGAACGTAGTCATCATAGCGACCGGGATTTGAAAGATAGACCTCCTGACAATGATAGGCAATTGCACCCAGTTCAAATGCAATCTGTTTCGTTACAACCTTGTATTCTTTCGGGGACAGCTTTTCTCCGGAAGGGGACACGTCAATCAGTCGCCGGAGCAGGCCAGATTTTGCATCCGTGATTTTTACTGGCTTGTTGGTACCCATAAAGAGAAATGCTTTGAACTGATTCGAATAGGTCGGACGGAACTTCTCATTGACAGTCATGATCTCATGAGAGACAAGTGAGTTCAGACGAGTATTATCTTCAATGCGTGACAAGTCACCATCATGTTGGATGGCAACAAGCGGATTTGTCTTAAAGGCTTCCAGTGCAAAAGCATTCGAAGATGAACCAAGTGCTTTGGCATCGAACACCGAGTAATAGCCTTCAAAGAGCTGCTGAATAATGTTCAGGACAGTAGATTTACCCGTACCTGCCGCACCATACAACACCATGAACTTTTGCAGCCGCTTAGATTCGCCAGATACGATTGAACCAATTGCCCATTCGATCTTCATCCGCTCTTCCGGAGAATATAAAACAGACATCAGACGATCATATGCTTCATGACTGCCTTGTTCCAATGGATACGGCAGACGCTTGCTGGCATAATCTTTTTTACTCGTCGGCATATTGGAGAATATCAATTTCTCGTCCAACATGTGGTAGGAATCTCGCATATCTCGTTGGCAGAACTGGTGCCACGCACCGATGACTCTGGTTTCAGAGTCCCGGACGTGCAAGACTCTTGGATGTTCGCCGAAGAGCTCTTTATTCTCTTTGACATATTTGTCGAGTTCATAGTCGATTCGATCCAAAACGTCCTGCTCATCCGTAGACCACATTCCTCGGTCTTCTAGCCAGATTGCATAAAAGTCCCCGCCGCGAATCATGAGATCAGAAGACTTACAAATCCTGAACTTCGGGTAGATTTCAATACCTTGCTTGCTGCTTCTGGTAGAAATCCTGAGGAAGTCAAACATAGAGATCCTTATTCCCCTTTATTCTGATTTTTCTCCTTTTCGAGTGCCGCAACTCTCTCATAGAGATTTTTGATATCGGAATAGGCAATCATATGCGTAAGACAGAGCAGACCAAGACTTAGGGTGACAAGGTTGTTGACCTTGTTCTGAGCCTTGAAGCACTTTTTCACTGCGATAAACCCGCGAGCCGTTGCCAGAAATTCCTGGTCATAATTCCGCATGTTTTTGAAAATATAACGAAGCATCTCGTCCATTGTTAACATCCTTTCTCGTAAATAATACTATTTAGGTACCAGTTCATCTGATACCAGATTTCCACAGTTCTTAAATCGCGCTCACATGAGGGAATTGTAAACAGTCCGCCTTTTCCATTCGGCTTATACTTGCCATCCATGAATCGCCGAACAATGACCATAACTTTATGGCGGTCAAATTGGTCATCCGTCATATCGTCCAGTCCGAGACTCTGCAGCATCTCCATGAACCATTGTGGTAAGCGATTACCCATTGCTGGATTTGCCATGATGTCCTCTTCCATACGAAGAGCTAGAGCGACCATCATCTCCAGCATACTGCATGGTCTACAATCGAGCAGTGATCCAATCTCTGGATGGATATAACCTTGATCATAGCCAAAACGATATCGGAGATCTTCGCCATCCTGTGCACGATTCTCGTCCATTGGCAAGCGTGGATAGAATGTGACATTATTCAGGTATGCACAAAGTCTCCGATATGAAATATCATTTTGATTTGGAAATGCGAGCTGATACATCCACTCAAAGTAGGCATCAGTCAGCTCATTCTGATTCATGGAAATCCCCGTACTTTCTCAAATCTCGGACGATTTCATAATCGATGTGGCGCAGATCATTTCGAATGTGAACAGAATCCTCATCATAGTCACCGAAGTGGGAAGCAAAGTCCAAGCCGATCGACGTAGCGATTTCAGGAATCTCAAGTGGATCCTCATCTTCATCGACCAAGACACCATCTGCATAGTAGGTATAGCAGACAGCATCGTAGTTATCGAGCGTGTCAAACTCTTCTGGTTTGATGACATATGGCTTGGTGACGCTGTCGCCAGGCGTCTGCTCATTCGGATCATCTTCCAGTAAATCCTTCGGAGAAGTCCGTGTCTGATAACCAGATTCACGAACCAGCGCCCGATAATCCTGAAGTTTGGACTGTCGCTCCTTTTCATAAGCGATCTGCTCCGCCGTCATCTGCGGCGCTTTTGTCTCGCTTTTTTCTTCCTCTACTTTTTTGGGCGCAAAGGCGTCCTTCACCGACTGAATTTCTTCGTCAGCTCTTTTTCTATGATACTCCTTCCAAAAGTACCACGAAGCACCTACACCGACAGTAACGCCAAGTGCAAAATATAATGCTTTATGCATCTTCATCCTCCTTCAACGTTCCAACTGTGACAGCAAGTCCACCACACATCAACGCAAGACTGATAAGAAGCCCGCCAACGATGTGACGCTTGCGTCTGGAATCGAGAATATAATCAATCTCTGTGATAACAGCACCAAAGAAGTCCATGTCAGCCTCCAAGCACCAGGATCCCGGACACAAAGAAAATGCCCGCCGCAGCGGACAAAATATAACTGAGCATTTTCATGTCAAAACCTCCTTACAGCTTATCGATGATGACACCATCCACATTGAAGTCGAGCAGAATCGAGCGTTCATATCCGTTGACAAAGCGCTCCGTTGAACGGTTAGTATTGTAAATGCCGAAGTCGATGAAACTCGGATGCTCTGGCGTATAATACCAGCCAACCACCTGACCTTCCTGCGTCGGTTCGCAAAGATCAAGCTCGCGATAGACTTCGTTTAAGAACACAAAACCGCACGCCTGAAGCTTATTATTGAGCATCGCCTGTTTTCCGCGAAGGAACATAAGATTCAGTTCCGGATCCTTCATCCATTCGCGGGAGCACTCATCAAAGAACTTCGCATAGCCGCTCGGCATTGTCGCAATGTCAATGGACTTCTTAAGCTTTTTCTGCTTCCCATTTTCGTCCGTCTCAGTCTCATCGACCTTCTTTTTCTCGACAGCATAGCGGATCTCTTTTTCTGCCTCTGCCCCGATCTTTTCCGCAACACGATCCTGATACTGCTTAAATGCCGTATAAACAGTCGTGTATGCTGCCGCGAGGGATTCATTGCGATCTTTCATGATCCGATGCGAAGAGAGCAAGCAATAGATCGACAGACCGCCAAGCACAACTGCCGGACCATAGATCTTCGCAAAGTCCAGACTTGTCTGTGCATATGCTTTCACGAGTGCCTTCTGACTGCCAGATGTTGTCTGTCCGTCCTCATTCTCAACGACGGTTTCTTTTGCTTCATCAATACGCTGCTTGCTGTCTTCAAGAACAGCATCGAGTTTCCGAGTTCCAGCACATGCCAGAATCACCGTACCGACTACACCGGCAATGCCCGCAATCAGCAGGATCTCCGGAGAATGTGCTTTTGCTTTCGCACTGAATTTCGTCAAGGCATTTGCGGCCTTTTGCATCATTTCGTTTTTCATTGAAAAATGTCCTTTCTTTTACTTAATACAGATAGGTCTCGGCATCTGAATGACATAACCCTCAGGGATTCGGATAGGGCGTGCTCCGGGCATTTCTGTCCAACCGTAGTTCATATCAGTCGGGCGACCGGTAATACCGCACAGATCATAGAGATCTGCAATACTCGCCTGACCATATTCCTGAATGATCTCGCTCATCTCCTGCAAGATCCGTTCCGCATCGCCACGAGAGGTAACGATCGGATCTTCATAGCCATAGCCCGTATAATTGGTTTTCTGAGTACGCTGCGGCTGATTCAAGCTGCTATAGCAGTTGCCGTAGTTGTATTTAGTTCCTGGCGCTTTTCCGCGATTGATCGTATCGCCCCAGAGCATCATCTGGATGCCGTTCGTGACAATATCCACGATGACAGTCTTGATTGCAGGGACAACCACGTCCATGAAAATGTGATTCTTGACAGTCCGGACATCTTCCGCAATAAAGACATCGCCCAGACGCTTTCTGGTCTTTGCTTCGCCCGTGATGAGCTTTTCCCGCTTCTCACGCGGCGCATTGTTCTCTTCCAAAGATTTGATTTCAGCCATAACCGGCTCCTTTCACTGTTCGAGCTTCACAAGCTTACCGGGTAGATTGACCTTACTCGCCGGAATCAAGCCGTTCTGCTGCTTATACTGGAAGATCAAATTACTTTTTGCTTTTTTCTCGCTGGAAGCATACGTCTCGCCCTTCCAGTAATTTGCGACACAACGATCAAACATTGTGACCGGACCGGTGTACGAATATAAATCCATAGTCAACCTCCCTCATAAAAATAAAAGAGAAGAGCCCTTGCGGACTCCTCTCACTGAGAATTACGGATTATTGATCGAGTTTAATTCTCGTCAACCTCAACGAGGTCTTCAGGTTCTTCGGCCTTCTTCTCGAATTTACCGGCCTTTTTCTCCTTCGCTTTCTGAAGTGCAGCCTTACCTGCGGCGAGTGCCTTCTTGCCAAACGGCTTAATCGCGACCTCCCATGCAAGCACGGACAGTCCGCCAATAATGCCGAAGCCAATAGCGGTTTCACCAGCAGTCATAACATGCACATCATCCTGCTTTGCAGGAGTCAGTTCAGTTGATTCGGAAGTAGCTTCCGTTTCCTTTGTGATGACTTCATTGTTCATAGTGTTTTCCATTGTTAAAACTCCTTTATAATAATTTTGGTATTTCTCCATTAGAGTAGATGTAAATTTCGCGCAATCAGACCATGTTGACAAGTTTATCAACATCGTTCTTTACAATGCTCAGCTTAAAATTAGCCGACAGACACACATGCTTGTCGTCTGCAGTCTCATAGAGCTGAAGATCCGAGATCTGTACATCCACATCGCAGCCAAACTTCTTTTTTACGATCCGACGTATAATTCGAGAGACAATTCTCTGTCCAAATATACTGTTGAAATTCAAATTCATCTGTCGTCACCTCATTCGTCAAATCCAATCGCAGGCTGTACACGGAAGTCGATCGCTAAACATGGCTGCTGATCCTGTGTGAGCTGACCACTAAAGATCGGATCGATCAAGCCTTTATCGATCTTCCATCCGAGTTCATTACCAGCTTTTGTCTCCGTCAATCCGATCTCGTAATAGAAATCGTTCAGACTTACATATCCGGAATCCAGCATTTCACGACTGAGGGAATTTGCTGCTTTCGTGATAAAGTCCGGATCTGACTTGAATAGCCGATCAGACCACGGATCATAGCATAACGTCTCGCCCTTTCGCGTCACAAAGAGCTTGTCCGTCTGAATGGGCTGGCGATCAGTACGTTCTTTGATCGCAGCATTGCGGATCTCTTGTTCTTTTTCTGGACCAACCATCTCAAGCGTCTTTGCCTGATAGTCCCGAAGTGTTGCCTCCGAGATCGAATATGCCGTAGCCAGTGCCGCATTTCGTCTAAGATTTGTAGATGTGGCAAATATCAGGCAGGCAGCAGACGAGAGGCCAATGCCAACTGCCGGTACATAATGGCGCCAAGCTGATACGACTGCCTCTTTTTTTGTATAGGCATAACGATCGCCATTATGGTTCTTCTGGCTGTCCTGCCGCACTTTTTCCAGTGCCTTCGGTGTGACTTTAACAGCCATTACGGCGGCCGTCGTAAATCCGGCGATTCCAAGTGCAGTCAGGATCTCAGGGGAATGTTTTCGCATCCCCTTCCATGCACAAGTCATCATACTTGTTAAAGTTGTTGTCTTCATACTGAATACTCCTTCTCAATGAGATGTAATAGTGTCTCTGCGGTATGAATCGCAGAGGAGAATATAAGGTTTTTATTGTCTACGCAAGACCCTGTGGCAGCGATCAGAGATAGCAAATATCCGTCGGCAACTGCAACTGGATCTTTTTCACCGCAGTTAAGCAGGCGTGACAATAGTTCATCTGCTGCCCATCGTTCATAGATCCTCTGGTCAAATTCTCTTCGTCCCCATTCAATCTGAGGCGGAGGAAGTGAAGCCTCTATGTACTTCACGACAAGTTCAGCTGCATCCATAGCAAATATAAAAGAAGAGCCTTATTCAGACTCTTCTTCATTGGATTCAGCCAGAACCTTCTGAGCTTCTTCACGTGCGATTTCTCTCGTTTTCTGCTCGTCCAGATACTGATCCAGTAATGGTAGTACCAGACCAAGGACGGACGATACGACGCCGAGAATTTTCAGTGTGTTGATCTTTTTCATAAGTTCATGCCTCCTTCATAATAAGCGGTGTTTTTTCCGCGCATTCGAATTCAATAGGGTCAAATTCGTCTTTCGTGTTCAAATAACAGGGTGGAAATGGGCAGGAAAGAATATAGCATTCAAACTCATTCCCGTCATCGCCGGCGATTGTTACTTTTTCATGATCGAAATCGATCCATTCATATCCGTAGAATTCACCGATTGCGCAGACATCCCAGCCTGCAATGTCACCGCCCTCGATATGATCCAGACCAAGAAAATCATATAATTCGTTCAAAACTGCCTGTCCACCTCGAAGGATAAAGTTTCGATTGAAATGGTACTCCGCATCCCGAACTTCGAGCATGGTACTCGTGAAATATCTGCCAGAGATCATATCGTAAAACGTGCAAGCATCTCCGACTGGATTTGGCTTATGGCACTCATCAACCGTGTCCTGTGCAATCGCCGTTTTCACTTTAGCAGGTGCATCCTCACCAAACAGCTCTTTGATTTTGCCGTCATACTTCTTCAGGCTCTTAGCTGCAATACCATACATAGCTACAAGAGACGCCTGCTGCTTTTGATTCATTGCTTGAATTCCAATGATGCAGGCTATCGTTCCAGCTGCAACAGCACAAACCGGCCATGCCGAAGGCACTGCAGCTTTGATAACCCCGATTGGGCTTAAAACCCCGTCTTGTTCAGAACGTGCATCTTCCACAGCTTCCCGAACCTCTGGAGCTTTCTTCACTGCCAGAAGTGCCGTTACAATGACACCGGCACATGCCAGTCCGGTCGCAATAAATGGCCCAGCTTTTCGAATGTTAATTCGCATGATTGATACTTCCTTTCAAAAAATATAAAGAAGAGACTATGTCGGACTCGAACCAACAATCCAAGATTTTTATCTTGTGCTTTACCATTGAAGCTAATAGTCTCTTCATAATACGACTTGTAAATTTCGCGTTAATCTTCATCTTTTCCGTAATTATCACCAATGAAATACATGTCGAGTTCATGCTCATCATAAGAACAGCTGTCGATCGGTGGATAATATTTGGTGCTATCTTCAAGAATTTCAGGATTGTTGCGGTGCATATTTCATTCTCCTTTTATATGTATTGTCGAGCATAAAAAAGAGGAGCATTAGCCCCTCTTCTCCTTCAGTTTGCGGTGAATCATAATTCTCATTTGTATGCATTTGTTTATTAGTTTTTGCCTGTCCTCTGGCGAGAAAGAATCCATAATCGTCACTGGATCAAACAGTGGCGAATTGGTTATCACAGTCTGCAGATTAGGCTTGCAGTTTACATCATTTCGCTTCAAATTCATCATATAACCCTCCTTCATAATACGACTTGTAATTTTTGCGTAAAAGAAAAAGAGAAAGTGTGGTCTTGTGCGGTTCAATTCCCGCCCGAGAGTCGCTCGGTCATATTTCCTATGTGACACCAATCGCAGGTGATGGGACTCGCACCCATGACTCACTACTACCACTTCTTTCTCATAATACAATTTGTGTTTTTCGCGAAAGAAAAAGAGAGAAGCCCATGCAGGACTTCTCCAATTGGAAATTACTTGTGGAAGATCTTATTCCAGACTCCAGTGATTTTCTCGCCAGCCGTTTCAAACCAGTCCGTAGCAATGCTGATATACGAGATTGCAGCGGCAATCGCGCTCAGAGCAACAGCCCAGATCGTAAGTTCCTTAACGGTTAACTCGTTATAAGTCTTGTTCCAGAATTTCATAGTAATATCTCCTTTATTTTATTATTTCCATTAGAGCAGATGTAAATTTCGCGTAAAAAGAAAGAGTCCGTGTGGACCCTTTCATACATAAATGTAATTTCTTTTTGCAAAGAACAGCGGAATTGCAACCATGCACATAAGTATAAATCCTGTGGCTTCCTTTTCCATTATTATCGGAATCACCGATAATATCAGTAAACAGACAGCCAGAATTTTGTTTCCGAGTGTAGATTTCTTTTTCATAATTATTCCCTCCATAAAGTATTTACTTCATAAAGGGCGGTGTATTTGCCGCGAAAAAAGAGAAAGAGTCCTTGCGGACTCAATCTCTGGTTCCTTTCTTTCGGTTTTTACCCATTAGAATCAGAATGATAATGCCAACGATCACATCTCCGAAGCCGACAACAGCCAATCCAATGCCAATACCTCCGATACTGACAATGACTACTGCGCCTACAACAAGTGCGATCAACAGCAACACAAACATAACCATAAGATAAACCTCCTAAATATAATTACTTTCATTATAGGAGATGTTATCTTCGCGTCCTCAAATGTCAGCTCGATCGAATACCGTTTCCCAGCGTTCGCGTTTGAGCGGCTTCATCTTTAGCGCCCACATGATTTGCCTGACTGTAACTGTGGGGTATAAGTTATTTACTGGTTCAGCGGCTTTAGTTTTGAAATAGCGATAAAACTTTGGATGCCGGTAAATATCATCAGCAAGACCCGCATCCACCTCAGTCCAGTAGGTCGTCTTTTCGTTTGCATCATACCTCTGTTGTATGACTGCTAATCCCAAATTATTGAACTGATACAGCGTACAGCGAGAATACAGTGGATGATTACAAATATAAATACGACTGAATCGTGATGAATCTTGCTGCTTCGGCTGATAATAGTATCTCATCTGTGTAAATCGTTTCCATACCCATACGGACAGTTCATACATCCTGGATATAGATTGTCGCAAGTCAAACATTCAGGACCGGGCGGAGTCGCACCGATGTACCGGAAGAATACTGCTCGATCCATTGTTTTACCGCAGTGTGGACAAATATAAATTCCGTCTTTCCAATAGATCTCTGCTCCACAATGATCGCAGTAAACAGCATCTCCAGCTTCGTCGTAGACATCGTCATACTCTGCATGCTCCTGATCGTTCGACAAAATTCCATATAATCCGTTCCAACTCATAATGTTGTCCTCCTCGGTTGTTGAAACCAGCCTATCATATATTTTTTCTTTCTGCAATACCCAAAAAAGAAGAGCCGCTGATTTCTCAACGACCCTTCTTGTAGTTCAATTACTTCGTGACTTTCATTTTTCCGACAAGATTGCGGAAGAACGTCGAGGTCAATGTACCAGTTTTCTCGAAATTCATGCCGATCGCATACATAATACCTGTAGCCAGAACCGGCAATACCGTTCCAACACCACTGATGATATGATCCACGACACGATCTTTCTTCTTGGCCTGTGCTTCTTCTGCTTCAGCCTTCAGCTTGATTGTGTCCTGCCGCTTATCATACAGTACGGCGAACGCTTTAATCGCTTCTGTCTTTTCCGGATTACCCGTATGCAGCATTGAAATATCAGTCAACTGATCCTTCAATTCCTCCTCCATTCGTTCTTCTAATGTCTTTTCGTTCATTATAAAACTCCTTTCAATGTTAATTGTTCCATAAGAGAATCTGTTATTTTCGCGAGATAACCATGAAGGTCACATATTGATGATCTGCAAGCCGCTCTACCTCATGATTAAGCTGAAGATATGCACTATTGTTCTCGATGACAATAGCACCCTCTACATGCGGTTTCATTATAAGCCACATTGTTAGAGCACCGATCAAGTTACAGAGAACACCGACTAAAATATAAATCCACATAATACCCTCCTAAATTGTTTTCTGAAATTTCTCACCCGAGAATTTTTATGATCTTAATTTATCATCTCATTCGGATACCTCCATGTGCAAAATATAAAAAGAAGGAGTCCTTGTTAGGACTCTCTCTTTTGGAGAAGCTTATCAAGCTTTTTGTTGATTTCAGGGATCTGTTCCATTTTCATAGCATAATCCGCAGCCAACTCCTTGCAATCATTGATCAGGCCAAGCATCAAGTTCATTGCCTTGAAACCATCCTCGTTAATGCTATCGCTATCGATAGCCGTCTCGATGATCTGCTTCTTGGCAATCACCATCAGTTCATCACAGCGATCCGTGATCTTCTTCGTGAGTTCCGTAGTGTTATACATAATAAAATCTCCTTTCAAATTAAAACATGCTAATGTTTCTCCATTAGAGCAGATGTAAATTTCGCGCAAAAAGAAGGAGTCCTTGTTAGGACTCCCGCTTTGTTACTTTGTTGAATATACTTTTACACAACCCGCACAATATGCATACCGGGGCTATAATGACACAGATAGCATAGAAAAGAATTACGCCTAATATCGAGTAATATCGTACTACTTGATACGAAGTAATAATGCAATTCAGCTCTGTACGTGTCATATACACTCTGATAACACCTATAATCAGATACATAATAATTGCGATTAACATATAATCAACTCCTTTCATAAAGGCAATTGTTAATTTCGCGCAAAAAGAAGGAGCCCTTGTTAGGACCCCAACTCTTTACGTATAGCGACATTATAATCCAACATTTTGATAATCCAATGCATCATATGGCCGAAGCATGCTGTGCCCTTCTCTACATCGTCCATATTGGCTAATGCTTTCTTATGCCAATATTTAAAGCATAAATGAGCGTTCTTTTGCTTCATACGATAGTAAAGGATTTTCAGTGTTTTCATAAATATCAACTCCTTCATAAAGGAGACTGTATTTAACGCGTATCGTCATTATAGACTTTTTCACAGCAACGTCAATCACTTTCATCAGCGCCTCTCCTGATTCAACAGCCAGAAAAACTTACGATATGCCTCGTAGTATTTTTCCTTTGTATAGCGAATGAATGCCGGATACTTCAAAAGAAGCTTTTCATAGGATAGACTATCGAGAATCCCTTTTAGAACATACTGCGGGCATCCGCATTCAAAGCTCGCTCGATCCACCATATCAATTCGATCTGAATAATATGCTCGCAATTCTGCACCGGTCATTGTCGGATCAGTAGCATCTTTTCTCACGCGAACACAATATGTCGGCGTATGAAGAAAATCTAGCCCTTTCCTCGCGGCTACCCATGCTGGATATTGCATAACGAAATGCTTGAGCTCGTAGTAGCGATGCTTCGGAATCCAATAAGGGTTCTTCTGCGAAATCTCTGGACGAATCTGTGTGCTCATATGCGCTCGCCTCCCCACATATACCCTGTATGTTCCCAAAGTAGTTTTGGCGAAATATAAAAGTTGATACGTCCTCGGCGTGAGTCCATTTCATCCAGATTTGTAATTTCTTTTCCATTTCTGGTTGCTTTTCCAATCGGAAGCCATCCAGAGATGATACCTGCCCGCACCCAGCAGGCATCTTTTCCATACACTTTTGCTGCCACACTTACCGGAACAGAACCCATGGGAAATATCATTTCTTCCATTTTTACGTTCTCCTATCTGATACGATTTCAGAAAAGCAATTACACTCTTCTCAGTCAAAAGCGTATCACTGAAAAACGTCACCTGCGTCCCGAAGTTGACAAAAACTGTGTGTAGGAGTTGACAATTCCTGCACGATTTGATACCGTATTTCCGAAAGGAGGGCAGAGTTGTGCTTATACAATGTCCAGAATGTGAATTGAATGTCAGTGATAAAGCGCTGACCTGTCCGCATTGTGGTTGCCCGATGAGTAAAAATATAAAGCCGACTTACTCACGGGCTAGACACAACAAGAGAAGAAGATTACCAAATGGGTTCGGCCAAATCAGTGAAATCAAAGGCCGTAACCTCCGTAAGCCATTCCGAGCAATGGTTACTATCGGAAAGGAAGATAATGGGCATCCAATTTGTAAAATGCTGAAGCCTGAGGCTTACTTTGAGACTTACAATGAAGCATACGCCGCACTTGTAGCGTACAACAAAAATCCATACGATTTAGACCCCGCTATTCTGGTTCAGGATCTATATAAAAGGTGGACTAATGAATACTTCGCGACGTTAAAGAATGATTCCAGTAAACGAACCGTTAAATCGAGTTGGTCTTACTGCTCTTCTATTTACAAAATGCGCGTCAAGGATCTTCGAGCCAGACACATAAAAGGATGTATGGAAAACGGTACGATCACTGTGAAAGGAGTTGAGAAGCACACTACCCCAAATATAAAAGGACGCATCAAGTCAATGTTCAACCTGATGCTTGACTATGCTTTGGAGTATGAAATTGTGGACCGCAACTATGCACGAACTTTTGATATATCTGAAGATATTCTTGAGGACATAGAAGAATCAAAGCGAGGACACATCGCGTTTACGGACGATGAAATGAAAAAGCTCTGGGACAATCGCCATTCGTATTGTTATGTTGATCTCGTTCTGATCCAGTGTTATTCTGGATGGCGTCCTCAGGAGTTGGGGCTGATAGAGCTTAAAAATGTCGATCTCGAAAACCATTATATCGTGGGGGGTATGAAAACTAAAGCCGGAACAGACCGAATCGTTCCGATTCATCCTAAGATTTTTCCGCTCGTCGAACGCTATTATAATGAAGCAAAGGAGCTAAACAGCAAATATCTTTTTAATTGTACCGACACCCATACGCATCGAAGCAGCTTGATGATGACCTATGAAAAATATCGTCAGCGCTTTATGAAAATCGTAACTCGACTAAGCTTAAATTCAGATCATAGAGCTCATGATCCGAGAAAGCAATTTATCACCATGGCAAAAAAGTTCAAAGTCGATGAGTACGCCATCAAACGCATTGTAGGTCATGAAATAAACGATGTGACAGAAAAGGTCTATACACAACGAGACCTCGCATGGCTAAAAAGTGAGATCGAAAAAATAAAATAGAATGCAAATGTAGTGTATTCATATATTGTTCCTACATCTTAATATAAAAATGCTTGAAAACACTAGCTCATAATCTAGATGACCGAGTCCGTCGAAGAGGCCATGAAGTAAGCCTGATCATCAATTTCCCTGTGTTTTCAATGCAGAATGCAGTAAGTAGAAGTAGGTAGAATCCGTTCGATGTAGGTTATTCCTACATGACTCCTACACTACTTCTACACTGCACTCCTACATTTACATTCTACTTCCCCACCGTAGTTCGCTATGGTGGGGATTTTTTATCAGTCGAACTTCCCAGCCCGGTCAAGGATCACAAGAGTCCTGACCATATCCTCGCTCATATCGACGATGAGGCCTTCTCCAATACCGCCTTTGCCTTTCAGCAGACCTTTCTGAATCAGCTTGTCCAGCGTCTTGCGGTAATCCTGATTTTTCACTTCTCCGAGTTTGTTATAGCGCATTTCAAGTTCCTCCTCCAGACGTTCTTTGAATTTTGCCCACTGCTGATCACCAGTTGTTCTGTAATAAGTGTTATAGTATGCGCCAACATATGGGGCAGGGCAGATTTTGCCTGTCACGTCCCAATGGCGAATAACATTTTCGATAGGGATCTTATACTTCTTCATGAGCTGCACACACAGCCAAATCGTATTCTCTACGACTCGATCATCGAAATACCAGTCCTTATCAGTGGCGTTAATTGATGCGTGGTTAATCTTTGACGGTCGCATTTCAATACCAATGGAATTGTTATTGCGGCAGTATGGATGAATATACCGGAGCCCGCCAACTGCACCACAATGCCATGCGCCGTCCTGATCTCTGACACAGTGCTGAATTACATCAGTCTCATCCACGCAATAGTGAGCCGAGCCTTGTGCACGAGGGTCTTTGAACCACTCGGCAGCACTAAGCGCACTACTCAGACCGCCAAAGTAATGGATAACCAGATACTTGGGCGTATTGCCATTACGATAGAAATGAATCGGCGTCAGATTTTCCTTAATTGTCGGCATTCTCTTCACCATCTTTCTTTGTAATGGCATCCTGAAGTTTCTGAGACTGCGTACCGAAGTAGAATGCAATAATGACGGTATACACCATCATAAACTCCTGGCTGATCATTTTCTTAACTGCCAGATATGCAAAAACACCCGTAAGCACGAGTGTCACAATGCTTTTGACACTAAGAAGAGAAGCAGCTCGTTTGATAATATTGCCCACTTAATTTACCTCCTCATTCTTTTTTGCAAAAACTCGCTTAAAGGCTAAAAGAACCAATTCTCCGCCAAAGGTAATAGCTGTGAAATTTAGTACAGCAGATAAGTCAATTTGGAGTTTGAAGAGTGTCGCAATGGTCGTCAGCAAGATGGCCCAGATCAGAACATATGTCAGCACCTTGATACAGTAGATAACAATCGTCCTAGCCATCTCGCCCTTTGTCCATTTTGATTTATGGTAGATCATGGAATGACACTCCAAGAATCCACTTCTACTTTTACATGTTCAATGAAGCTATTTCCCTTCAGCGCCTTATAAGCTTTATACTCGTACATGAAATTCTCGTATTCATGCTGGCGGATCTGCTGAGTATCAAGATGTTTGTAATAAATCCGAAGCATGTCTGCCCGTAACATACATTTAAGACCCTCCCGGATTAACCCGAAGTCAAAGATCTTATCTCGGAGAGGCTTTACGAGCATGATGGAAAGCGCCAGGATCGATGTGACCCCGGCGCAGATGGTAACAATTTCTGTAAATGTTTGCATACACGCCTCCGTCTTTTTATTCTTGACATTATGCTTGTTCCTGCCAACCAGCCGGATATGCCGATGGTGAATATACATTCGCGTCAATCAAACTAATGTAATGCTTTCCATTGAACGTCACTTTGTCGCCCTTTTTGTAAGCATCATGTGCACCAGTAGGTTGCACAAATTCTGGCCATTCATCCAACGAGACGACCACAAATAGTGCAGGTGCCATATCAGGTGTCCAATCCGCTTGTGCAGTATGCGCCTGAACCACGCGATATAATACGCCATGATATTGCAGTCGTTCATCTACTGCATAAGCATGTCCTACTACCCACTGTGGGAATAGCTCTACTGCTTGCAGCGCATCCTCATCAGGTAAGCTGATCGACGCTTTTTCAATATACGGACGCAAGGCTCTGGCTCTTTCTATGTAACTCATCACTCTGTCTCCCCAAGTAAAATTTTCGCTGCTGTTTCTGCATCTGTGAGTGGTAGTGCCGCGCCCATTTCCTCATAGCTGCCCTCCGGCTCTGTGCCTTTCAGCGTGTAACCAGCGAGATGGAACACCATGTCAGAAAGCACCTGATGCTCAGTTCCTTCTTTATCCGTAATAATCACAGCCATCTTCGCGCAAAAGCCCTCGGCCTCGGTTTCCTTACACGGTACATAGCAACCGTTGCTGTGCAATCGGATGAGCACAATGTTGTCTGCATACCCGGCAAATGCACCGTCCTGTTTTACTGCATACATGGTGTCCCTCCAAATTTCTCTTGATAGATTTTCTCTAATCGCTCTGTGTTTGCTGTTCTCAACCGATTTTTCCAGTAGCCGTTTTCCTGCCCCGGCCATTTGTCATCCGTAAAATCTTCACCGCAGCCGTTTTTTCTGTACCATCGGTACAGATCGTTCAGCATTTTCTGCCGCTCGGCACCTTCCTGCGTGTTCGGCCTGAAATGCTCCCACCCGTTTTCGGACGTCGCAGCGCATATCCGCCTGCCGTCTGCTGCAAACAAGAACCCTTCAATTTCCGATACCACAGTTCCGTATCGGAGATTAAATTCTCCATCGATGCCATGTCCACGGAACCGCTTGTACACGATATACTCCATGCGCTTTTCCCTCATACGCAAAAGCCGGGTGGGAAGCCGAAGGAAGCGCGCGCGGTGCGGTCTTCGACTGTCCCGTTGGTGTTCACATCCTCGAAACCGTCGGAGCTGCTCGCAAGCGGAGAACGGAGCCACCAACGAGCGGCGGCACTCGTTCCGTTGTGCTTGTACTTTACCTTGCTGTTTCCAGCGGAATAATAGGCGTACTGCGCTTGCTTACTCGCCTCGTTCGAGTTTGCTCTCGAAATGCTCCCGAAAACCTCAAACTCCGAGAGGAGGAAAAAGTAATCCTTTGTCGCCGTGACCGCACTCGCGGATGTGCTATTATTTCCCGTATTGTCCGTGTACTTGGTAACGGACTTTAGGACTGCACGGAGCGCCGCCGGAATGACTGCGATAATCGTTCCGGAATAGCTCGAGAGGCTTGTCCCGCAAATATTTGTACGCATTTGCGAGCTCGCCCATCCGCCGGAGTTCGTTGCACTACTGTTCATAGAGAAATAGCCGGTTGTCGAAACGGGCGAGGTATAGTAACTATCGCAGAAACACACGTCCGTACCGCCGGAGAGCGCGGTCTTTGCAAGTTGGAAATGGATACGGTTTTCCCCTTCTAGGCTCGCGTTATGGTTAAATCCAATAATGAACGCATATGTTGTGTAATTAGATAGTGTAAGATGTCCAACCGTGCCGTTTAGCGTTACAGCCTTTCGGTCACCGACGCTCCAATAGTTCGCGCCCTGTCCCGCGTCGGATATATCTTTTATTGTTTCCCAAGTATTTTTATTCAGTGTCGGATATACAAAATTAAGCGACACCGCGTAACTGTCCGTGATAGTTACGGCTTTTGTGTCAGATGTTTTCCCGTCCAGCGTAGCAGACACGCTCCATGTTCCGGCTTCCGGTACGATAAGCGTGCAAACGCCGGTGCTGTCAGATGTTCCGGTAATTGTTTTGGTGCCCTTCACTGCCGTGACTGCCGCCCGGGCAGATACCATGACGACCAATCGCAACTGCAAGACAGGCATGGTGCCAATGATACGCGTACCACTCGCATCATGCGCGGTCTCGCCCTGCGCAAGCTTTGCTGCTGTCACAGTATCTTGCGTAAGATCCAATCTCACCACGCCGTCGATCTCAACTTTATTGATCGATCTTCCAGAACTCCATACTTCCACGATCAAGCACCTACTTTCAGTGTTTGTCCTCCCTGCTCGTTATCTGTATAGGTAACAGGAATTGCAGCAACCACAACCGAAGACAGATAATTGTATGTCGGGCTGTCAGGTGTTACCTCCTGCTGGGTAAAGGTCGGAGTCACTGTCTTGGCCTGAGGCTTTACGCCTTCGGAGCCGGACATAGAGCCTTCAACACCAAGCACTGTGATGCCCTCACGAATGTTGGCAGGAATCAGCTTTGCGGCCTCATCGGCATCGATGGCAGCATCACCCGAACCATCATGGAACCCCATCGGAATAGGCACCGGGGTGTCTTTATTGGTGATTTTCAAGTGCTTTGCTCCATTGTTAGGCATCGTACCAGTGACCTTCGCACCTGCGACATAGGCCGTTTTATCCTTGAGAATCTCGGCAGCTGCTGCAGTAGCATCGCTGGTGTCAGCATCATTGGTATTTGTGCCAACGATAGGGGCACCAGATTTATCATGTGCTTTAATGCCCTTAGCCAGCTTATCAGGAGTGATATCGTCCTGCGTCAGGTCGAATTTGACTTCTGTGCCAAGAATGAACTTGTTGATGAATTGGTTAGCCATTGTTATATTCCTCCCCGATAATTAAAGTGACTCCATCAGCATCGTTAGAAACTTGATACTGAGGGATTCTGGATACAGTGACATTGTTTTGCATGAGCTTTTGCTTTGTTTCAAGGACCGTTGCTTCATATACTTTGGGCGTAACTGAATATGGCCCATCGTAAACAGGAACATCACCGCTATTCACGGCTATGACATGAGGCTCAGCATGAAATCGAAGGGCAGCGATACCACCTATTTTGAATTTGATTACTGTTGGTGTTAAATTCATTTTACAGCACCCTCTTAGACAGAGAACGATGAACATCAATAATCTGCTCATCTGAGCCAATGACATGTCCACTGCCCCTAAATTTTACACGAATCTGGATTGGACAGCGCTCTGGTAGCCAAAATGTTTCTTTTTGACTAAGTGGAAGGTAAAAAATCCCTTTTGAATATGTGATTTCATCAGGATAAAGTTTGTTTATTCGTGGAAGTGTGACCTCGACAGATTCAATTGCACTAATGTCTAATGGTTCATCATCAGCATCAATCGAAAATGCAAGATCATAAGCGTCTCCTTGCACCATAATTCATCGTCCCTCCTTTCAGAAACAGAATGCGAAGCTTACGCCGAGGCTGCTTGAGGCATTGGACGCGCCCGCCTTGCCGTTATCTCTGACTCTACAAAACATACCGCCGCTGGCTGATGACCGTTCCCACCAGAATTCGTCAACGCCTTCTCTCTTCTTGATTTTCGAGTTGCCTGCCTTGTAATAGTCATATTGAAGTCCTTCCCCGGTTACGGAAGAACTTGTAGTCCCGAAAACCTCCACCTCGCTAAGCAGGAACAGCGTGTCCGATACTGTCTCAATCGTCGTGCTGTTGCCCCCCTCAGATGTCTTCTTGTTTACCGCGTGGATGCCGTTCTTCACCTCCACCGGCATCAACGCCAGAATCGCAGGCAAATAGGTCAGGCGCATATTGGTGTTTTTCCAGCCGAGGTCACTCAGGTCGGTGTCGTACATCTGCTTCGCTTCGCTGTAACAATCATGCAACTGGAACGTCAGTGGAGCCGTGCCAGAGCCGTCCGCATACTCGTCATGGTTCTTGCCGATGATATCGACCTGATAATTCGTACCGTTGATCGCCATGGGCTTGCTGTCTCCTACCGCCCAGCTGTCCGGGACGATCCCGGTCCTGCATACCACAATAATCTCGTCCCATGTATTGTCAGCAAAGGTCTCATGATATAGCGGCAGAGGCATATTCTGCGTTCCAATGACGATGCGCTGCCTGTTACTTATACCATTTGCCATAGCCGTCACATCCCATGTGCCTGCCTTTGGCAACTCCAGCGTACAGGTTCCGTTCGTATCGGCGGTTCCCTTTACTATCTGGAAACCTTCTGCAGCTGTCGCTGTTATCGCAGCTCCTGGTCTCGTCGTGACGACCAGCTTCGGGATAATCCCAGTCTGTATGGCCTGAATTGCAGAAATAAATCCTGATGGATAGACCAGGGGGTCAGATGTGCCACCTTTGGTACGAATTGCATCAGCGACAGATGTTAGATTGATGGTATCTGTTATACACTTTGCCATCAGTAGGAACCTCCCTCCGCATCAGGAATCGTTACCGCTGCCCACGCACCTTTGACAACTTGTAGAAACTTTCCATTGTCAGATGCCGAGACTGCAGGCAGAAACTGAGTGTTGACCCCTGCCGTATACCGCGAGCCCCAAAAGCCCTCTGCATAGGTTGGCAAAATCGACACATAAAACACTTGTAGTTCTTCCGATGCATCACCCGTCACCATCTGCGTCAGAGAAAATGTGGCCATCGCATCAGTACCTTCTGTCAACCTTGTCAGTGGAAGATAGCATTTGTCATTGTTTGAGAAGTTTACAACTGCATAACACGGTCTTCCTGCCTGATGGGCTGTAAGGATCTGTGCATACGTCTTGTCATGTGTGACCTCTTCATCATAAATGTTCGGACCGGCGACCGTACAATTGACATAGAACGGCTCCGGGTCTTTGCCTGCTGCACCTGGGGGGCCTTTTATGCTGACACTGGGCGGATTCTGCTTTCCGTCGTCATTCGACCAACTGAGAACGCCATCTGCGGATACGGAGGGCGTAAAAGTTGTGCCGTCTTTGCCGGTAGCACCTTGCAATGCGCCGTTATTGACCCATTTGGCATTGACTGCATCCCAAATATAAATATCGTATGGCTCACCAGATCCAACCCCATAAGCATCACCAGCGGAAGGATTCTGAACGCTATTTGATAAGGCAGAAGCTGACTGATAGTAGCCAAGAATTTTAAATCCTTTACCATCGGCGCCAGTCGCTCCTCGAAGTGATGGTGTAGTGAAGGAACTTCCGTCATTAAACAGAATAGTTAGGGTGTAATCGTCATTAAAAATTGTCTGTTCAATTCCGATACCAGGTGCTCCAGTTGCACCTCTCTCACCCTGTGCACCAGTAGCACCCCGAATGGACTCAGTCGTATAAACTTTATCGCCATATCTAATCGTCAATGTATAGTCGGAATTGAGCACAATATCATCAATTCCCGTACCGGCCGGACCTGGAGTCCCAGAGGCAGCATAGCCTGTATCGACATAGGCTTTTTTATCAGCATCCCATACAAACCACACTCCATTTTGAATTTTAGGCGCTTTTTGGAGTGCATCGCGAGCTTCCGCTACAATATCATTCAAGATTTTATACTCGTCCGAGGACACAATGGCATCTTCTTGAGCTGGATTACGAGCGATATCGAAGAGGATGTAACTAGATCCCGCAATATTGGCATCAATAAGAAGCTCAAGAACTGCGAGTGCTTGTCCATATGCAGCGCATATTTGCCTAGTAGCTTCAACATAACAGATTGTCCGCTGAGCATTACATCCTAATACCGGGTTGTATACCTTTGTTCCATCAGGTTTACCAACTCGTACATTTAGATCGGCATTAGATGGAATCGTGTATGGCTGTCCACCAGAATAAAGCGAAACAGCAATAATCGGTAAAGTTTTGTCATACTGCATGAGATTAACAGCGGTTCCCAGAGACCATCTTTCGCCAAAGTCTACTGCTGTGTTGTGGATAATTCGATCCGATGGTGGTGTATACGTGGCAACGCCCATTTAAACCACCGCCTTTATACCAGAATAATATTTGCTGTATAGAGCCGACTTGCTTCATCATATGTCACAGTGATCGCATCCACTTTCTTATAAAGGCCTTGCGTCGGAATTCGAACGCCGTCTTCATTTGTGATGATGCACTCTGTCAAACTCAAGCCGTTCAAGTCGGAATAATCAGGAAATTCCGAAGAAGGCGTAACGATGAAACTGTTGGCTGCATTCAATGTCTGGCTTCCGAGATTTTCAAAAAAGTTTGTGATCGTGATAACTTGATCATTCAATTTCAGAGTCATGAGTACAACGACCTCCTATTCATTGTTTTTAGCAGAGATAGCGCGATTCATTGCTTCCTTCAAGGCCGTTGGTGAATTGGCAAATTGGGAAGCTAGAATTTTCGATGTTCCAGAAATAACGCTTGAAGCTACTGATCCTGCACCGGTCAGTCCAGAAATTGCATCACGCATCTGATTGAAGTGATTTGCTGTAATCGGTGTCCCGGAAGATGCACTTGGAATTGATGCAGTGCTCCCTCCGCAAGCAGCCACTTTGGCAATCAAGTTCCGCCATGCTGCGGCAGTCAGATTTTTCACTGGCTGTCCAGGCTTAATGTTGGTGGCGTCGTCATTTGTCCACGCAAAATAACCGATAGCATCTTTGGTTACAGCGGTAACAGCGGTACTATTGGCTGTATCAGTTGGGCTTACATAATTCTGAATATAGAAAATATATGTCTTTCCTGGGGTTAGTCCTGTAATTGTGGCAGGAGAGGATGTAATATGGCCTCCACTCGTCATACTTGCAGAGGAAAGTCCGTAGTAAATAACCCAGACGCCTTTAGTTCCGCCGTTTTTACTCCAAGAAACTAATGCAGTTGTGGACGTCGTTGTAACTTGGGTAATCACCGGCGCAACAGCAAGCGTTTTGGTCTTAAAATATAAATCGATATATGTCGTCGAGTTGGCTGTAAGAGCAATCGTTGAATTAGCAGAATACTGAATCGAAGAATTTCTAACTTTGGCGTATTGAAAATCGTAGTCATTCGCATATAGGGCATAGGCAGGTAAAGAAGAAACAACAATCGAGGACTGAGTGTTTGTCGTATTAGTTGTCGATTGACCAGCACTTCCATCGATAAAGATTGTCACCATATACGGATGCGGAAGAACTTCTGTTTCATAATAAACCTTAACTTGCAAACCAGCCTTAATGACAATTGGTTCGTTAACACCATGCGTTCGACTATAATTTTCAGAAGATAATGTATAGTATTTAAAAATATATTGATTTGCATATGTTTGATACTGGGTTCCAGAAGTCATGATTGAGAAAGATGTATCAGCTTGGCCAGTATAAGAACCATCAGTCAGTTCAGTAGTTACATTCAAATAGTTTTTGATTAAGACCTTAACATCCTGTGATGTTTCCCATTTGGGTATACTGCCTGTTGCTGCAACACCATGTATAGTCTCATCCCATAATCTAGCACTATAAGAATCACTTCCACTAACAGAAAATGACTTTAGATAAGATGCTTTACCGTATAGATTGGTTACCTTATCCCACCATGTACCACCGCTATAAACCTGAATCGTATAGGTATGACTCGCGGTACAGTTAGTAGCATTGGCCCAAACAGTAGTAGCATTGGAACGGGAAAACTGTATCGAAGCCATTCAATTCACCTCACCCAAAAACTGGAGTAGCATTTAAGCCAGAAATGGCAACCGTACCCGTATCATGATGCATTTGGATTGTTGCAAGACCAGCTTTAAGGAAGATATCGCCACTATTAGCAACTAATCGTAAGGCACCATCTGAGCCAAGTTCAACAGCGTATGCCGCAGAGCTAGAGTTCGTCATCCGAAGCCAACCACCGCCATCAATCTCGAAGTCAAAGCCATTGTTGTCGACGCTCTTGGCAAGTTTCTCAAGCTGAGCTTTGATACTGACACCGTCAACAAATTTGAAATCGCTGGCTTCAATATCGCCGTTTTTAATATAGAGCTTCTTACCAGTCATATAGGCAACTTCAGTTCCATTCTGCATAAATGAAACGCGACCAGGAGTGATCTCTACATATTCGCCCTGCGTAGTATCAAGAGCGCCATCATTTGTTGTTGTGATCTTGCCAACGGCAATGCCATATATATCGTGATTACCTGAGTCCTTCCGAAGAATACCAGTCTTAACGTACTGATAGCTACGTGTCTGTCCTCCCTGTTCGATATCTGTTTTCTGATTGATCCCATCCAGAGCTTTAATAGTATCCACAAGAATGGAATCACCATGAATATTGGAAACATTCAATACCTTGCAATCGAGATTACCAGTCTTAATGTAGTCAGCAACGATCATTCCATCACGAGTGATAGCTGTTCCAAAAGAACCATTTATACCAGTAGATGAATATCCAAGACCACCAGAATTCCAGCGCCAGACTTTCACAGCTTTGTTAAGATCCTCATTATCAGCAATGTAAATCTCATTTTTGGTGACAGTTACATAGCCGCCGAGCTTACCACTCATGATAAGATCTGTTGCATTTTGAATTGCGCGCTCCATATAGCTCTTATCCGAAGCCTCTTCAATCAGAGAACCCTGATTGCTCACTGTTGTAGCCAGAGAAGACTTCGGTTCTCCGAGTTCAATGGAGTTGTACTTATCTGTCAGGACGTTGTAAACAGTTTTAATGCATTTTGCAGTTGTCCTCACACCGAGTTGTTCGAATTCAACGGTGACTGTGTCACACAGTTTTACAGTCTCCAGACGTGCAAAGTCCTTATACTCCTCTGACTGTGCGAGCATCACGAAAGATACATCTAAAGACACTTTTGGAATGCCGATTTTATTGACGGAAATATACTTCTGTGCCGCAGCACGAAGTTCTGCCTCCGTCGGCTTTTCAATCGTGATTGTAGATCCATCACTGTCAGTTGTCTCCTTACTGAAGTCCTCGGAGGAAAGATCCAATGGCATGATCTTCACGAAGTCATAAGTGCCAGGCGCATTGACAATACCGTTATTGTCGGAAAGTGTAACAAGACCCCCATTCTCAGACTCGGAATACCAAAACGGATACACGCCAGTATAGAAATCCGTATCGTTTTCTTCCTGCTCCAGATCCGTCATGTTCTTGCCATATCGAATCGTAACACCACGATTAGCCCCGCGAGATTCAAGCAGTGAGATCTTCCACTTGTCGAA